GCGAAGAATTTGTGGGCATTGTTTCTTCTGTAACGAACTTCGGCATTTTCGTCGAGCTGCCGAATACAATCGAAGGGCTCGTCCACATTACGAATTTGACCGATGACTACTATCACTTCGATGAACGCCAGATGATCATGGTCGGGGAATATACCGGACGCATCTTCCGCATTGGGGATGAAGTGAAGGTCCGGGTTGCCAATGTGAATTTGGACGAATCCTCCATCGACTTTGAAATTGTGGATATGGTCAAATCCTTCCACAAAGTTCGAAGAGAGGCCCCGAAAGTGATCCAGGCGGAACGGAAGCAAAGAAAACGGAAAGATAAAGAGGAAGAAGAGCGCGGCAGAAAAGGCAAGAAGAAAGAGAAATTTTACGAAGGCGTCGCCAAAAAAGGGAAAAAGAAGAAAAGAAAGTAGTCGATGAATCGACAAACAGCTGTCGAAGAATTATACTAGAGGCTGTTGTGAAAATACTTTAAAATGGAAATAAAGTATTTCATGCAGCCTTTTATTGTGTGTTTAGAGAGGTGTAAAAGATGCCAAAAGGAACAGGAAAAGTCATTGCCCAAAACAAAAAAGCGACCCATGATTATTTTATTGAAAAGACTTTTGAAGCCGGCATGGTGTTGCAAGGAACCGAAATCAAATCCATCCGTGCTGGCCGCGTGCAATTGAAAGATTCCTTCGTATTAATCCGGAACGGGGAAGCGTGGATCCACAACATGCACATCAGCCCTTATGAACAGGGAAACCGCTTCAACCATGATCCATTAAGGGTGCGGAAACTGCTTCTACATAAAAAGGAAATTGCCGAACTGGCCGGTGCGGTAAAACGGGACGGCTATACGATTGTACCGCTGAAAATCTATATCAAAGACGGTTACGCGAAATTGTTGATCGGCCTCGGAAAAGGGAAGAAAAAATATGATAAACGCGCCGATGAGCGGAAGAAAGAAGCAAAACGCGAAATGGAACGCGCATTGAAATTGAAAAACCAATAGGATTGATTTACGTCTTAATCAAAAAAGTGATATTTATCAAAGGAATATACTAAAAACTTGTCCCGGATACTTGCAAATAGTTTAGGATTAAAGTATAATGATAATCGAAGACAGCCAGTTTGGACGTTCTCAAATAACCGTAGTCCTTTTGTAGTATACTATGAAGGGGACGTTACGGATTCGACAGGAATGGTTCAAGCTTGAGCTGCGCGTCGGAGGGCTCGTCTCCGTGATCAACGGCAGTTAAAAATAACTGGCAACAAACAATCTTACGCTTTAGCTGCTTAATTTGCTAAGGCACTCTAATCAGCCATCGCCCATGTGGCTGCATTAGGGTTCATCTTGAGTGGGCTACGGCGAGTGCCTTGCTTGGGGCACTGGCAAGAGACTCAACAAGCTAGCGTGCAGGACGCCTGTTTGTCGGCAGAATGCAACGCGAAATCCCAATAGACAAACTACACGCGTAGATGCTTAAGTGTTGGAGTTTCTGGACGCGGGTTCGACTCCCGCCGTCTCCATTTCTAATATCCGATTGTTTCAGATTGAAAATCGTGAAACCCTTGATACGACTGCGTTTGCGGTCGCTTTTTATTTTTCTGGAATCCGAAAGAATCCCATAGTTTTTGAAAAAATTTTGCACGAATTTTGCACGGCTTTTTTTTATTTTGCATTGTATAGTTCTCCCATCGTTAAATCGACTTGACGGGATTCTTTCTGCTCCATTTCATCCATGATGTGGGAGTATGTTTGAAGAGTGGTCACAATGTCTTTGTGTCCTAATCGTCTGGAAACATATTTTATGTTCACGCCTTTAAATAGCAGCATAGAAGCGTGAGTATGTCGTAAGCTATGACACGTGATTTCTTTAATTTTGGCTTTCTTACATAATTGACGCAACGTCTTGTTTACTGCTGTATTCGTGACAAGTTTGAATTGGCTGTTCACAAAAACAAGATTGTGCTCGTTTCTCAAACCCGTTTTTAAAGCTAGTTCCGTTTGTTTTAACTTCAAATCTTTCAAAATGCTTAATGTATGTTCGTCAATAGTGATTGTTCGTTTTGAAGCATAGTTCTTTGTGTTATCGAAACCTTTTTTATATTTGTGATCCCACGTTTTGTTAATTGTGACCGTCTTGTTTTCAAAATCTACACAGTCCCAAGTCAACCCAATAATTTCTGAAAACCGGGCGCCTGTAGCCAGTGCAAATAAGATGATATATCGAGAAATATATCTCGGCTGCAAGTTCTCGGTCGTCACCCTCAACAGCTTGGCCACTTCCTCATAGTTCAAGTATTTGATTTCTTCGTCCTTCGGTGCCACCTTCCCGACTGCTACTACGTTAAATGTCGGATCCTTATGGATAATCCCGTCAGCCAAAACCTCTTTCAAACACGCTTTCATATAGGTATGGTGCTTCTTCACGGATGCCGTGGAATGTGTTTCCCCATAATCATTGAGGGCTTTCTGATACATTTCTCTCGTTAATTCTTTCAATTTTACGCCAGGGAAATATTTTTCCACAAATTCCACCGCACGTCTAATGTCATTGTCATTATCCTCACTCTTTTTACCTTTGCGGAAAATCTCGTACCAATTCCGCATGTATTCGGAAAATAGCTGATCTCCGGCGTTAATGTCATATCCTTTGTGCAGCTGTTTCTCCACTTCCGCAGCTGCAAGTTCGGCTTCTTTCTTCGTTCGGAAACCTCCTTTCGTTTTCGTTTTGTACTTCCCGTTTTCTTTGTACGAAACACGATAGCGCCAGCCGCTTTTTGTTTTTTGAATGCTTGCCATGTTTATACTCCTTTCTAAAAAGATAGGCGGGAGCTACCCGCCTTTATTAAATCTCTAGCGCTAGAAATTTAACACAACTTTCTTTAACTTCCCGATAATACGCACATCTTTCATATTATTCTTTTGCAAAACGATTGGCTGGTATTTCGGGTTTTCGCTTTGCAAAATAATCGTGCCGTTCGTTTTATATACGCGCTTTAAAACGGCTTCCCCGTCAATCAGCACAGCGGCAATCTCCCCGTTTTCCACATCGTCTTGCCTGCGAATTAGCAACAGGTCTCCATCCATTATACGAGCGTTTATCATACTGTCGCCTTTTGCTCGAAGAAAGAAGTATTCACCGCCATTCAGCCAACTTGAGGGAACATCCTCATAGCCTTCGATGTCCTCATATGCGACAACTCCGTTTCCGCAACTGACCGTGCCGACGATTGGGATTTTGGTGAAATTTAAAATAGTTCCTTTGTTTTTCGAATCCTCCGATTCTAAGTTAAAACTAGGATCGATATCTGACTTTTTTACATTAAATGCTTTAGCTAATTTTTCGACGTTTCCTGGATTAATCAACGTTTTGCAGTTGATATAATCAGATAACGTACTTTTAGAGATACCAGACATCTCGCTTGTTTTTAGTTGAGTCCATCCTCTTTCTTTCATTAATCGTTTTATATTATCGGATATGACTTTTTTTAACGGGAGATCTCTATCAATCAAAATGTTCACCTCCTTTCTATCTATATATTATCCGAAAAAATACGGAAAGTAAATAATTTTTCCGAAAAAAATCGAAAATGCATAAAATAAAAAATATGTGATTTCCGAAAAAAATCGGTTGACATTCCGAAAAAACTCGGATAATATATAATCAAACAGAGCGGCAGGAGGTGAAATTGATTGCAAATTACATTAAGAGCAGCAAGGGTGAACGCAGGTTTAACACTTGTCGAAGCAGCAAAACTTTTTGGTATCAATAAGGATACCCTCTCTAAATACGAGAGAGACTCCTCTAACGTACCAAGAAAGTTTTTCATTAAAATCGAAGAAGTTTATGGAGTACCAGTAGACAATATTTTTTTTGGTAGAGAATCCGAATTTTTTCGGAAAGAAAAACCGAAGAGAACCGCATAAAGGAGGAACGCAATGAACCAACTAGTATTTATTGAAAACAATCGAGTGGTAACCGACAGCTTAACGGTTGCGGAAGTGTTTGAGAAAGAACATAAACATGTAGTTCGTGACATTGAAGTTCAAATTAGCAAGTTGCATGAAGCTAAGGAACATGAATTCGTGAAGTCCAACTTTGGACTTGAGATTTTTAAAGCTAAAAACAACAAGGAGGCTAAAAAATACCTTCTCACCGAAGAGGCGTTCACGTTGGTAGCGATGTCGTACACAACACCAGAGGCAATGAAAATGAAGGTGCGATTCATTGAGGAATTTAAGCGCATGCGAGCGGAGTTGGAGAAGCAAAAGCAGCCGTTTAAGTTGCCGACAACGTACAAAGAGGCGCTTTTGCAATTGGTTGAACAAGTGGAAAAAAATGAACAACTGCAATTACAAAACGCACAGAAAGATCAAATCATTAAAGAATTGCAGCCGAAAGCGACTTATTATGACCTAATCCTGCAAAACAAATCGCTCATCTCTATCAGCAAAATCGCGAAAGATTACGGAATGAGCGCGATGAAAATGAATCAACTTTTACACCAACTTGGTATTCAGTATAAACAAGGCGATTGTTGGTTGCTTTACTCCAAGTACCAAGACAAAGGATACACACAAAGTAAAACGCACACGATTGATTCAGAAACGAGCAAAATGCACACGTATTGGACGCAAAAAGGTCGCTTGTTCATTTACGAAATGTTGAAAAACAAACTTGGCATTCTTCCTCTTATCGAGAGGGATGAGCAGACAGCGTGAAAGGCGGTGAGGCAAAGGATGAATAACAAAGTCTGGTGGTCCATGCAGGATCTCAAAGAGCGGACTGGATACAGCGAGGACTGGCTAAAGGAAAACATTCTGTTGCATCCTCGCTACCGACAAATGCTTGATTTAGAAAACGGCGGATTTGTGTACTATCCACAGAGAAAAGGTGAACGCTGGTGTTTCATCGCTTCGCGGATGGAAGAATTCCTTGAAAAGCATTTCCGCGACATATTCATGAAAAAGGAGGTCAGCTAAATGCTCAGCGATCACATTAAGCAAACTGTGCGCACAATTGACGCTTTTCTTGAAAATTATACGCTCGGCACACTTATTGTAGACGGTGACACTGTTTCTCTTGAGACAAAACACTGTGAAATCGTACTTGATGAGTCATATGTCATCGAAGTGTTTGCAGGAAATCAATATCACACAATCACATATGACCAAGCGCGAAATACCATGTCTAGTGACGGATGGCCACTTTATGCCGGGTTGGAAGCACGTGTGAAAAAAGGGTGAGGAGGTGAACAAATGAAAAACATGCCTAGCGCGTATGATTTTGAAAAATTGACAGAAGCAATCGCATTTTACACACGTAAAGTTGCGGAAGTTACAAAAAATCGTGACCGCAACATGCACGATGAACTAATGCGGTTCAAGCGCGAGCTGCATGAGCGGATTGATCGGGAATATGATCCAGCTGCCATTTAGGGCTTCTTTTAGAAGAAAAGTGTACAAGCTGGAGGTGATAATTAATGCTCATCAAAGCAAAAGAATGGCTCTCTCTATCAAAACGCAACAAGCTGTTGCTTCTGAAAGGAGCGGCCAATCGATAAATAAAAGGAGGAATACCAATTGAAGAAGTTTAACGTCGCTTCCACAGTTGTAATTGAGTTCGAAGGTAAACAATACCGCCGAATGAATCGCCTTGCCCGTCCAGGCGACGTAGTAATTTTTAGAGTCAACAGGACGTGGGAAATTTATTCAGGTGTAAACAAACCATACCAAGTGGAGAGATACCGGCACGATGGTAAGCCTGTGTTTGTAGGCGGCACTGGCCGTGAGCATTTGGTGTATAACCACATACATGGTCGGACAACAGATACCGTGGAAGTCTACGAACCAATTCAATAAATATGGGATGCCATACAACGTTAAAGTTGGAGTCATCTAATCGTGGAGGGGATTTAATATGAAATCATCGTTAATTGTGGACGGAAAATACTATCCAATCACAAAAGTTACTGTTGAAACAGAATCTGGTGTAGAACGCACATTCTACGATGCTGAAATTTATTCGTTTATGGATGATAAAGCGGATTTTGAAAAAGCGTTAACAAATCCGACAGAAAGAAGATTATATATTGAACGCATCAACAACACAATCTATGAAACTCGTGAGTACTTAAAAGATTTGAAAGTACAGGTTGCGGATATCGTAATTGAAAATTTCGATTTACCATTCCCGGATATTGCTTTGGCACCGCTTGTTGAAGAAATTAAATCCACAGTTGCGTATCTCGAAGGTCTCGAATGTGCGCTAGAGGTCCTGGAAGGTCGCTAGAGGTCCTGGAAGGTGGTGAATAATATGGGCAGAAAACCAAAATTTATCAATCATGACGACGGTTACAGCAAAGAGAAGCTAGAAAGACTTCGGAAAAAATTCGGCGAAGAATTAACATATTCTACTTATCGCATATTGAGAGATTTAGGTTTGCAAAATGAAGATATCGCAAAAATGTACAAAATCCGCAAAACCACATTGCATAATTTTGTGAAAGCCCACAAGGATGTGCTTGGAGCGTGAATGAACATAACGAACCGAAGTATCTCGGAAAGTGCTATTGGTGCAAAGAAGATATTTACAGTACAGAAGTTTATGAGTTTGATGGAGTTTTGTATTGCTCGACTTATTGCATCGTTAAAGATTTAATAGATCAACGTATCATCGTTGATTTATCAGATTAAAAAAACACTCACTTCGGCAGACAACCAAAAGTGAGTATATAAAAAATTTTCGACACTATTAGTATATCACGAAAGGGGCAGAATATTCATGGCAACATTATATGAATTGAATGATATGTATCGCAACATTCAATTTTTAATCGAATCGGGTGAATACACAGAAGAAGAATTGAAATTTGCTATGGAACAAGTTAATGGAGAAATCGCTGAAAAACTCGAAGGTTATGCAATGGTTGTGAAAAATCTTGAATCCGATATTGCCGGTTTGAAAGCGGAAGAAAAACGTTTAGCTGACCGTCGTAAATCGCTTGAGAATGGCGTTGAACGCATGAAAGAAGCGATGCAAGATACTTTGTTGCTTACAGGTGAAAAACGTGTAAAAACATCGAAATTTACAATATCACTCCGCAAATCTACTTCTGTGGAAGTAGAAAACGAGGATTTAATTCCAGAAGAATTTGTGAAAATCACAAAAACAATTAGCAAAAGCGAATTGGCCAAACGTTTGAAAGAAACAGAAGTTCCTGGAGCGAAATTGGTTGAAAAAGAATCGCTGCAAATACGATAAGTGGTTATTAAAAGGAGATGATCTAGTTGAATAAATCTGAATCAATCGCTGAATTAGCGAAGGCATTAGCTTCATTTCAATCCGAAGTGAAGCAGCCTTTAAAAGATAAAGCGAATCCGTTCTATAATTCTCGCTACGTCCCACTAGAAAACGTAGTTGAAGCCATTACGGACATTGCACCAAAACACGGATTGTCTTTCATACAATATCCAGTAAATCAGGATAATAAAGTTGGGGTAGTTACAATTCTAATGCACTCAAGCGGAGAGTGGATTGAAACAGAACCAATATTTGCACAACCAGCAAAACAAGATCCGCAAGCGACAGGAAGTGTTATCACGTATTTAAAACGTTATAGCTTATCGGCGGTGTTTGGGATTACGTCAGATGAAGATGACGACGGTAATAACGCTACATTCGGTAATAGTCAACCTAAAACACAATACAAACCAACTCAACCAAGAATGATTACCCCTGCTCAAATAAAGGCGATTGGTGCTAAGACAAACAATATCGCTAAAGCGTCAGGTGTAGAACAAGCTCAAGTTTATCAAAGCGCCGTAGCTCATTTAGGTATTAATAATAAATCAACCAAAGAATTGACTTCACAAGAAGCAAGTAAGGTTATTGAATATCTATCCACATTAGAATAGGAGGTTAGTGCATGTCCGGTTGGATTAGTTTACACAGAAAAATTATGGATAACCCTATCTATTCTAATGCGGGCATGCTTAAACTATGGATCCATTGTTTATTAAAAGCATCGCACGCAGAACACGAGCAACTAGTGGGAAATCAAGTAGTGAAGTTGTACCCAGGTCAATTTGTGACCGGTAGAAACGCATTGGCGGAAGAATTTAATAAGGGTGCAAGTAAGGGTGATAAGGTTTCAGCAATAACACTGTGGAGATGGTTGAACTTATTCGAAAAACTCGAAATGTTGAACATCAAAAAAACAACGAAATTCAGCGTGGTTACAATAGCTAATTGGACTAATTACCAACAGAATGAACATCAAATGAACATCAAACGAACATCAAATGAACAACAAGTGAACACAAACAATAATGATAATAATGATAATAATGAGAATAAGAATTACTATGTCGAAATCGTTGAGTTTCTAAACGAATGTGCTGGCGCGAATTATCGACATACTACCAAGAAAACTAGGGAACTAATCAACGCTCGAATGAATGAAGGATTTACCGTAGATGATTTTAAAACAGTCATTGAATATTGTTGCCGAGAATGGAAAGGTAAAACTTTTGGGAATGGCGAATTAGGAGATTCCTATTTGAGACCATCTACATTATTCAATAACAAATTCGATGAACGACTGAATAAAGCGAAACAAAATTTAAAGCAAAACACACAACAAGAAACCTCAACAACTTATAAACCTATCTCGCTCGATTTTAGTAAGGGGGAAGGTTAATGCTCACAGAAGAATCGATTTTAGGAACCATATTAAAAGAACCACATTTACTCACAGACACAGAGTTAAAACCTGCGTATTTTGCACACCACGAAAACCGAAATCTATTAATCGCTATGAAAGATTTACAACAAAAAGGATTAGTCATTGACATAGTGACGTTGATAACCATGACAGACCACCAAAGTTACGGTGGAGCTGGAAAGCTAAATAAAATTCAAAATCTAGCAAATGTGGACAAGTTTGATAGTTATGTGGATATATTGCTGGAGCGATGGAGAGAACGAGAAAAACAAAACATCTTAGAAATTGCAAAACAAGAAAATTGGAGTATTGAACGGATTACCAAGGCGCTAGATGATTTAACGGACAATCGAGTGGATGACCGAAGTAATATCAAGGAATTGGTTTTAGAAGTAGCAGAGGATCCGTGGAAAAAACGGGAGGTGCCGAAAGGTATTCAGGTCGGGTTGATTCAATTACAAAATGCTTTAAGCGGGTTACAGAAAACAGATTTGATTATAGTTGCAGCAAGGCCATCGATGGGGAAAACAGATTTCATGCTGCATCTTGCTAAACAGGCTGGGTGGAGTGGTTGCATCCCGATTGTATTTTCGCTCGAAATGTCCGCAGAAAAACTTCGTGACCGCCTAATTGCATCGACCGGAAATTATAACCGATTCAAAATGAAAAACACGTATGAACGATTAACGGAACAACAAAAAGCCGTATGGATGCAAGTGATTGGCAGAGTTTCAGAAACCAATATTGAGATTTTTGATAAAAGCGGACAAACATTATCAGAAATACGAATGAAAATACGAAAAGTAAAAAATGAGAATCCTGGAAAAGATATTGTGGTGTTTATTGACTATTTAACACTGATTAAACCGATGGACGACCACAAAGGAAATATGCACTTAGCAATATCGGATATATCGAAAGGGTTAAAAGGAATTGCGAAAGAGTTTAATTGTCCAGTCGTATCATTGGCTCAACTTTCAAGAAGTGTCGAAAAGCGAAATGATAAAAGACCAATTTTATCAGACTTGAGAGAATCAGGGAGTATAGAAGAAGATGCAGACGTTGTGATGTTTCTTTATCGCGATGCGTACTACACGAAAGATGAAAATGATAATTCACTAGAAATCATCATTGCCAAGAACCGAGAAGGTGAAACGGGAATTATAAAAGCGAAATACAACAAATATACAGGGGCCATCACCGATGAATTTGACGTTCAACGAACTGCTGGCTGATGCGATCCGCTTTGACGAAATACGAATGGCCTACTCGGTTTATTGGCTCATCAAAAACGGCGTGGTAAATGGTACGGATTTAGTGGACGGAATTGATTGGGACATTGTGAATCACGAAGAAGTTACTGAGATGATGAAGCGAAATGAGTTAAATCTAAAGCCTATTAAATTATATTCGGTACCGATGGGGAATAGACGACACATGATTATCTTTGCTCAAGACGAAGAATCAGCAAAAGGACATTACTTAAACGAAACTGGAAAACTACCAGCAAAGATATTCGACATTACTACAAAAATAGATAAGAGTTTTTGGTTTGAGGACATCAAGAAATACAAGTCATTACGACAATTAAGAGATGAAACGTTGGTATTTCCAGCAACTGCAATGATTTTTGAGAAAGGGTGATTTGCATGGATAAAGAAAAGCTAGTTGAAGCATTGAAGGAAATTCAAGCAATTACAAAAGGATTAACTGAATTTAATCCGACTTACGAAAAGATTTACAAAATTACAGTAAAAGCATTGGAGGAAGAAAAACATGATAAATAACGTCACATTGGTTGGAAGATTAACAAAAGATCCTGAACTTAAACACACTCCTAGTGGAGTAGCGAATTGTAGATTCACATTAGCGGTAAATCGCACATTCAAGAATCAAAACGGTGAACAAGAAGCGGATTTTATCCAATGTGTTGCATGGAGAAAAGCAGCTGAAAATCTATCAAACTTTCAAAAGAAAGGTAGTTTAATAGGCATCATCGGACGTATTCAAACGGGAAGTTTTGAGGGGCAAGATGGAAAACGAATTTATACCACAGAAGTTATTGCTGAATCTATCCAATTTTTAGAATCAAGAAACTCGCAAGGTAATGCTCAACCACAGCAACAGACGCAACAACCTACTCAACAACAATACAGTCAAGTGTATCAACAACAATTCCAACAACAAAATAATGATCCATTCGCACAAAGCAACGGACCAATTGAAGTGAATGAGGATGACCTTCCATTTTAAAGGAGTGATTGAGTGACTAACAAATACAACAACAAGAAAGTAACAATCGATGGAATAGAGTTCGATTCTAAAATTGAAGCAAGATACTACGAACATTTAAAAGAACTTGAAAAACAAGGTGTAGTCAGCGAATTCCTTCTGCAGAAGAAATACCTTCTGCTTGAAGGGTTCGACAAAAACGGAAAACGAATCAGACCAATCCATTACATTGCTGATTTTGAAGTGCATTATGCAGATGGAACGATTGAAGTAGTAGATATTAAAGGATTCGAAACTCCGGATTTCAGAATCAAAAAGAAATTATTTGAATATCGGTATCCATTTGAACTGAAATTAATTACCTATTCAAAAATAGATGGTGGCTGGATTGAGTTAGAAGATTTAAAGAAAGCTAGGAGAGAACGCAAAAAACAACATTAAAAGTGATGTTCGAAAGGTGGAAGGTACATGATCCAGTGTAATAAACACGGCATTCCGGTTATTACACCTAAGAAAAAACAGCGAAAAGTTAAATCTATTAACCACTTAAACCATAAAGAGTTTGCTGAATTTATCAAATTTGTAGACGGCATCGAAGTGACGGTAGTTGTGGTGAATTTTAAACCGATAGTACAAGCTATGAAAGAGGACGGTTGGTTATTAAAAAAATATTCGAGGGGTGAGATTGTGTGAATATTAATATGAGCGACTTACTAAACGTAGCAACAGTATTAGTCATGTTATGGGCGGTCATGTTATTAGGTGCAGAAATTCACCAATCCTGGAAGGAGAAAAGGAATAATGAACGATGATCTACTCGAAAAATTAGGAATCTATTTTGTATATCACGATATTTATAATCGATTGGGAATTACGTTTGAAACGTTTATCGATAAATGGAGTCGTGGTGTGTGGAAGTTAGTTTAAGTTGTAAATGAACAATATTGCGCAACGGGGGTGAACGGATGGAGTGAGAATGCTCGATTTGTTTTCTGGTATCGGAGGGATGTCGCTGGCCGCCGAGTGGGCCGGAATTGAAACGGTGGCCTTTTGTGAAATTGAACCGTACTGCCAAAAGGTGCTGAAAAAGCATTGGCCAACCGTGCCGATTTACACGGATGTACGGGAATTGACGCGGGAGAGATTGGAGAAAGACGGGGTGATTGGTCATGGGAGAACAATTGACATTGTTTGCGGAGGATACCCCTGCCAGCCTTTCAGTGTTGCCGGGAAGCGAAGAGGCACGGAGGATGACCGCCACCTCTGGCCGGAGATGTTTAGAATTGTGCAGGAACTCAAGCCCACTTGGGTACTTGGAGAAAATGTTGCTGGGCACGTCAGCTTGGGGCTCGACGATGTACTATCTGACTTGGAAAGTGAAGGCTACACCTGCAGGGCGTTTGTACTTCCAGCTTTGGCCGTCGGTGCCCCGCACAGGAGGGACAGAGTCTTTGTTGTGGCCGACACCTGCGGCTCAGGATGCGAAGAATGCGACATTGCCGCCAAGTCAAATAAATCGGGATACGGTTCCGGGGGCAGTGATTCGTTCGGGGCAAACCGGTCAACTCAACCCGGAATGGGTGGAGTGCTTGATGGGGTTTCCGCAAGGTTGGACAGACATCGATGGCCCGCAGGACTCGGACAACCGCAATACGAGTGGGAACCGCCGAGAGTTGCGGTTGGGATAAAAAATCGTGTACCACGGCTAAAGGCTTTGGGGAATGCGGTAGTTCCGCAGCAGGTGTATCCGTTTTTCTTAGCGATAAAGCACGTTAATTCATTACGCATTCCGTAGAAAAAATGACGGAATAAACTAAAATCACAACATCCTTACACCTAAAAAGTTTACAACTAAGATATACATAGCTTAGGTGTAAGGTTTATAGGAGGAATGGAATTGAAAGTTATTTTACTGGCACATACACAATTAGCGGATAAGTATTGGAAATCGTTAGATTGGGATTTTGGAGCAACTGATGGACAAATCGTATCACTAACAGCCATTCGAACTTGTTATAGTCCAAACAATCCTACTGAAATAGTTGCTAAAGAAGGTGAAAAATATTTCGGTAAAAAAGCAACAGACGGAGGTACTGGCTCGGATGCAGACAGATTAATTCGACATATTATGAAATCCAAACATGTGAGTACGATGGAACACCTCAATTTTTCTTTCGCAATCGAAGGAGTATCACGATCATTACTAGCACAATTAACAAGACATCGACATATGAGTTTTTCGGTGCAGTCTCAACGATATTGTCGTTTTGGAAGTGGTGATAAATCAGGTGGCTTTGATTATGTGATTCCTGAAACGATTAAGAAAAGTGAAAAACATACAGAAGGTTTAAATGGAGTGCCTATCTATGCTGACACTATTTTCGAAGAAGCTATGGAAAGAGCTCAACAATGCTATGACTTATTAAGAAAATGTGGAGTTCCAGCAGAAGATGCTCGAGCAGTTTTACCGAATGCAGCTGCAACCAATTTAGTCATGACTGCAAATCTACGAAGTTTACTTGAATTTTACGAGAAACGCAAACCGGGGAACGGGGCGCAAAAAGAAATCACACAACTAGCAGAAGAATTGAAAAATCGTGTCGTTGAAGTTGAGCCATGGACAAGTGAATTTTTTGAGGGGTGAGAATAATGAGTGATAAGGAAATGTTGTTTTATGCCAAAGCGTACAGAACTCTAACAAAAGCGACGGCTGAAATATCAAACAACAGCGAAGATCAGAAACGATTCGAGATTATTGATTGGCTAGTTAAACAAGCGGAAAAAACTGAAAAGTATCGTGAAGCGCTTGAATTTTATGCTGACGAAAGCATCTATTCCGCCAGAAACAAAGAACGCGCTGAAATTACTTTTGATTATGGCGAAAAAGCACGTCAAGCATTGGAGGGATAAAAATGATATTACCAAAATACCGTGCATGGGACTATGATGATAAGAAAATGTGGAAAGTTATTGCTATGTCTGAATCAATTTACGGCGATTGTGAAGATTCATATATCAAAGTTTGCGAGTTTGATAAATCACCAATGGATAAAGAAACGGATATTAGGTTGTCGTTTAATTTTGATTTGATGCAATTCACTGGACTTTATGACAAAAACGGCAAAGAGATTTATGAGGGGGATATTGTTAACTTCGTATACTTCGATACTACTGGTGGTCATCGTGATGACAGGGAATACAAAGGTGTAGTCAAATTTCAAAGTGGTATCTATGAAATATGGAGAAACAATGATTCCGAGTTTTTCGAATCAGACGGACCCTTCATATTAAACCATGCTTGGTTACAAGATGATGAATTCGAAGTCATCGGCAACATTTTTGAACACAAGCACTTATTGGAGGGATAAAATATGGGAATTAAATTAAGTGATTTTATTAAAGACCCTCATAACGTTTTTACTCAAGAAGAAGCCAAAATGATTTATTTAGCAGCAGGTTATGCTGATGGTGTTTGTATTTCAAATGACGAATATTATCCACCAACAATTTATTTCGATAAAGGAGAAACCGCAAGGAAAGTATTGGAGGGAACGGAATGAATCTATCAAAATTATTTGAGTTGCAACGACAGTTAGATGAACATATCGAGCGAGAACATCCACCAAAAGAAGGTGAAGATCGTCTTACTAAAAAGATATTAGCTTTACAAGTCGAGTTAGGGGAACTCGCAAATTGCTGGCGTGGGTTTAAATTCTGGAGTAATGACCAGGAGCCGAGAACAACAGCTAAGTGTGAAATGTGCGATGGTTTAGGGAACGACATTTATTTTACTGGTTCTTACGATAACGGAACTTTACAAGAGTGCAGCGAAGTTTGTGAGTATTGTGATGGAACAGGTGACGATGATTCGAAAAACCCACTCCTTGAAGAATACGTTGATGTAGTCCATTTCACTTTATCGGTTGGACTTGAAATAGAAATTAAACATGAAATATTCCATGAACCAATCAATTATGGCGATGCAGTAATTCAATTTAATGAATTATTTGGACAGATTTCTTATTTTGCTAGTGTTCTAAATCGTGAGAATGAGTGGGAAGAAGTTGAGAGTGAATACGAAAGGATATGGAGCTTGTTATTCGGTTTAGCTGGATTGTTAGGCTTCACATGGGAACAAGTCGAACAAGCGTACATGGAGAAAAATCGATTGAATCACCAACGACAAGAAACCAATTATTAAAAACATATGCTCTATTCTTTAAAATTTGCGTTTCTAGGCTTTTGAAATTAAAAGTAATAGTTTTGTACATCTAGGACTTTAAACGTCTAGGAACGCATTTAAAACACATTTAAGAACGGGTGATGATTTTGGGTAAATTAAGACGCGGAACATTTAAACATATTGAAGCCGAACTTTACGATTATCACGAAACAATCAAAAGAATAAAAGAACGGAAAGAAGAAATCCTATTTTCATCCTCCTCTGTGGACGACAACAAAGGCGGGGCTAATTCAGCGAGGGTACCAAACAGCCCAACTGAACGAATCGCAACAATGTTAGTGATGGACAAGCGATTGCGAGAGCTCGAACGAATAACAGAAGCAATCGAAGCAGTGTATCAATCACTAGATGTCGAACGTAAAAAGTTAATCAGATTGAAATATTGGACTAAACCGCAAACATTGACATGGGAAGGGATTGCATTAAAACTGAATGTCTCCAGGGCAACTGTATTTCGATGGCGCGAGGAAGTTGTCAATGCAATCGCCGAAAAATTGGGGTGGTATTGATTGATGGATAAAACCGCAATTGAAGATGAGTTATACAAAGAAGTGCAACGATTAAATGATGAACTGTACAGAGTAAACAAAGAATTAAATTCGTTACGCAAGAAAAACGGTCATCAGAAGCATGTCATTTCAAGACAACGTGCGACTATTAACAAACTACGCAAAAGGTTGAATAAATTTGAGGATAAGCAGACATATGTGAATGTGAAGAGAAAATAAACAATTGAAAGATTATGTGCAATAAAGGAGTGAGAAGTTTCATGGAAGTAAGAGAATCGGTAAAATGGTTTGCGGAGCAGATGGAAAATAAACTCAAGGAAAACGATAAAAAAGGCGGTTGGGATGACTGCAACATCTATTGGCTAATACAGCGAATCAGAGAGGAAACAAATGAATTGCTGAGCGCAGTTAATTTAAATCGGGATTTAGGAGCGACAAAAGAAAATATAATCGGAGAAGCAGCAGACGTTGCTAATTTCGCTATGATGATTGCTGATATTGCTCGGAAACATCTAAAAGACTGATTGTACATTCCGAAGATATTGCGAAAAAAATGAGACTATCGTGAGACTTTTAGGGGTACTTATTAATGTAATATGATAGTGTGCTATGAATGCATAGCCACCTATCATTTCCATATATCGCAATAAAATACAAGTTTCGTTTTGCTATACATGCTAAATGGTGTAATTTGGCAAGCGGAATTATTAAAATGATCAATGAGGAAAGCAGTCGGCGTGGAAAACCGGCTGCTAATACATATGAGACAGTGGCGTAATAGTAGACGCTACAATATGAGAGTCAGGCTGTGAGTCGGTTCGATTCCGACATAGAGCTGGTGCTAGGGTCTGAACACTTGCAAGGTGCAAATCCTTGCCTGTCTCGCCATTTTGCGGTTGTGACTACGAATTCGTGGGCCTAACCTATCGCTCATCCACCTAGTTGTGGAAGGAGAATGCTGGTTGCTCATAGAGTAAGCGGCCTTTTGAAAGGCGATTTAAATCACAACGCCGTTGACCGTCGGACGATCAATATCGACTGACAAATGGTCTCGGCGTTGTATTTTTATACTTTGAAACCTGCACCAAACATCCGCATTCACCGATTGGCATGTGTAAATCCTCCTCTTATTTCGTTTTTTGTTTGGTGCGGGTTTGAGAGTGTAAACGGACTATCGCAAAAAAGAAGGTGAGAACATGCAATTACATGAGCGATTAAATGAACAGACAAAACAAAAGTTGAATGAATTGAAAAAACAAAATAAGCATAAAACCGAACAGTATTCGAAGCGTGAAATACTTGAATTGATGGGCGTGAATCGGCCAACATACAAGCGTGGGAAAGGCGGGGCGATTAGGCGGAAATAGTGTCGAGATTTGATGAAAGATAAATAATTAATCCAAGTATCCTTTGGAGGAGTGGTGATAAATGAAAATTCAAATTGATTTAAACGAGCTAAACAAAATGCTTGATAATTGTGTTAAAGATACAGAAGAGTTAGCTAAAATGATTGAAGAATATAACGAAAAGTATCCATTTGTAAAGCTGACTGCAAATATAGATATTGATTATGAAAAGGCTATGAAATGTATCAAGTTTGAATTGATTAAGTGAGCATCCTTCGGGGTGATTTTTTATTTGGGTGATGATATGCCAAGTAAACCACTAAAACCATGTAACAAGATCGGATGTACCGAATTAACAAGAGAACGCTACTGTAACAAACATAAACACCTAGCCGAGCAGAGACAACGAACAAGACGGAATGATAAGGAGTACGACAAACATAAACGAAACCAACAAGCAAGAGCCTTCTACCATAGCCGAGAGTGGGAACGGACAAGGCTGGCTGTGTTAGCAAGAGACAATTACTTATGCCAACATTGTTTGAAAGAGAAGAAGATTACAAGAGCAGTCATTGTGGACCACGTTGTTCCTTTGCTTGTGGATTGGAGCAAGCGATTGGATATGGATAACCTGCAATCGTTATGCCCAGCCTGCCACAACCGCAAGACGGCGGAGGATAAACAACGGTATGGGTAGGGGGTATGGAAAAAGTTTGGCAAGAGCCTCCGGGACCGGTGGGGGCCAGCTTCGCGCGCACAAAATTCGTTTTTTCTTATAAATGGGGATAAATTGGAGGTGGTGATAATGGGAAGAAACGCAAAGCCGATTCACTTGCATTTGCTCGAAGGAAATAAAAATCGTCTGACGAAAAAACAGATTGAACAGAGGTTGGAAGCGGAACAGCGCTTGAAACCGAAAAGCGACAAGATTAAACCACCAGCATGGCTAGATGCAACAGCGAAGAAGGAGTTTAAACGCATCGCTTACGAGTTGATGGAATTGGATCTGCTTACGAACATCGATGTCAATGCACTTGCTGCTTATTGCGATGCTTATTCCGATTACATTAAGTGTACGCAAATCATCCAAGAAGAAGGCTTAATGGTCGAGTACACGAACAAAGCAGCGGAAACCAACAAAGTCCCTCACCCTCTCCTCACGAAGAAAAAGCAGTTGCATGAACAAATGAAAAGCTTGGCAGCTGAATTCGGCTTAACACCGTCAGCGAGGGCAAAAATCGCGATTCCGAAACGCGAGGAAAAACCGAAAAGCGAAGAGGAGTTGCTTTTCGGTGATTCGCTATGAACCTTGTCGAACGTATCTACAATTATGCGCTTGATGTTGTGGAAGGGAAAATCATAGCGTGCAAAAAACATATTCAAGCGTGCCAACGATTTCTGAACGACATCGAGAAAATACAAGACGATAACTTTCCGTACACATTTGACGGAGAAGAATTGTACAAGTTCTACAAATGGTCGAACATGTTCAAACATACAAAAGGTGTTCTAGCTGGGCAACGTATCGAATTAACTGATTTTCAGTTGTTTGTAGCTGGAAATATCTTTTGTTGGAAGCGAAAAGATAACGGATTAAGACGTTTTAGAAAGGCCTATATCCAGCTTGCTCGTAAAAATGCGAAATCACAGTTGCTTGCACTCATCACGTCATATTCCTGTTTCTTGAGTGATGAACAAGAAGAATGTTATATCGCTGGATGGGGGCGAGAACAATCCAGCATTGTTTACAACGAGATATTAAGTCAGATTCAAGCCTGTGGCCTTTTAAAAGGCAAGTACAAGGATTCATACGGACGTATAACACATTTAAAAAGCGGGTCTGTGATTCAGCCATTATCAAAGGAAGCTCGTAAAACGGGGGATGGTAAAAACCCTTCTATTGCGGTTATAGATGAATTTCACGTACATGAAACCTCAGAAATATATGATGTTCTCATATCTGGTATGGTCGCCCGAAAAAATCCGTTAATCGTCATTATCACAACCGCAGGATTCAATCTTTCCAGCCCTTGTTTTACGGAATATCAATATGTCAGTCAGATTCTTGATGAAAGCTCACCAATTGAGAATGATGAATATTTTGTGATGATCTGTGAACTAGACAAAGATGACGACATAAAGGACGAGCGGAATTGGATAAAAGCGAATCCGATTGTCGCGACGTATGAGGAAGGTATGAATTTTTTACGAAGTGAGTTGAAAACGGCCTTGGATGTTCCTGAAAAAATGAGAAACTTCCTCACAAAGAACATGAACTTGTGGGTAGACATGAAAGAAAACGGATATATAGACATGTCGAAGTGGTCGGTATGTGGTCAAGATTTTGATATGTCACTCATCGATGGGCTTGAGTGTGTGGTTGGTGTAGACTTATCCGCAAAGATTGACCTTACGAGCATTGGTTTTATCTTCAAAAAAGACGGTAAGTACATTGTTCTTGGGCACAGTTTTATGCCTGAAGACACGCTACAACAGAAGAAGCGTACAGATAAAGTGCCGTATGATTTATGGGTGCAACAAGAATGGATAACGACAACGCCAGGAGCGGTGGTTGATTACAGTTTCATTAAAGCGTATATCAAGGCTTTTGAAGAAAAGTACAACGTAAAAATACGCGAGATATGCGCAGACCCGTGGAACGCAACACAATTTATGCAGGACATGGAGGCGGAAGGGTATACAGTTATTGAAATTAGACAGGGCATTCAAACACTTGGCGGCCCGACAAAAGATTTTCGCGAGCAGGTGTATCAAAAAAATGTCGTACACAACAACAATCCAGTTTTGACGTGGGCAATATCTAACGCAGTCACAAGACAGGATGCGAACGAAAATATCATGCTAGATAAAAGTAAGTCATCTGAACGCATTGACCCAATCGCTGCGGTTATCAACGCGCATGTTCGTGCGATGTTGAGGGATGACTCTATCGATATTAACCAAGTGACAGACGATTATCTCAACATGATGGGCTGGTAAGGAGGTGAGAAGATGTGGAATTGGCTGAAACGACTGTTTAAAAATGAAGGAGTCGATATGACAAGTCCGACGTTGCTTCAATGGCTTGGTATTGATCCGGATACACCAAGGGACAAGCTTTCGGAAGCGACGTATTTTGCGTGTTTAAAGATTCTAGCAGAGAGTTTAGGGAAACTTCCATTAAAAATGTATCAGAACACGGAAAAAGGCATCGTGAAAAGCGACAAGATGGACTTGTATAACATTTTAAAACTACGCCCGAATCCGTACATGACAAGCGCGGTGTTTTGGTCAACGGTAGAGATGAACCGTAATCATTACGGCAACGCATATGTGTGGTGTCGTTTTATTGGTCCGCAACTAAAAGACTTATGGATTATGCCGAGCCAAGATGTGACGGTTATCGTAGACGACCAAGGGGTTTTGGGGACAAAGGATAAAATATGGTATCGATACAACGATAGGCATACAGGAAAACTATACACGTTTTCTAGCGATGAAGTGATGCACTTCAAAACATCATCAACGTTCGATGGACTCATTGGTATGCCTGTCCGTGACATTCTGAAAGCGACGGTTGACGGTGCATTAGAGAGCCAAAACTTCATGAACAACCTGTACAAAACAGGGCTGACAGGAAAAGCGGTGTTGGAGTACACAGGCGACTTGAATCAAGAGGCTCGTGACCGATTAGTAAAGGGTTTCGAGCAATTTGCGAATGGTTCGAAAAACGCAGGAAAAATCATCCCTGTGCCACTTGGCATGAAACTTGTTCCGTTAAACATCAAGCTGACAGATAGTCAATTTTTTGAGTTAAAGAAGTACACAGCATTGCAGATTGCGTCGGCATTTGGCATAAAACCTAACCAAATCAATGACTACGAGAAGTCAAGTTACGCTTCGGCAGAAGCGCAGAACTTGGCTTTTTATGTAGATACGCTGCTTTATATCCTCAAACAATATGAAGAAGAAATCACATACAAGATTTTAAGTAGCCAATTGATTAATCAAGGCTTCTTTTTTAAGTTTAACGTCAACGTTATTTTGCGTGCCGACATTAAAACACAGATGGATAGTTTATCAACAGCCGTGCAGAACGGGATCATGACACCGAATGAAGCGCGTGACTACTTGGACATGCCTGCTGATGACTACGGAAACAACCTAATGGCCAACGGGAACTATATTCCGTTGAGTATGCTTGGGGTGAATTATGGAGCGAAAGGAGGTGAGGGTTGATGCCGTTTTGGAAATTCATCGTTAACCAATCGACTGAAACCGAACCGGAGAGCGTGGAGCTTCGCATTGAAGGGGACATTGTGGACGATGACGAAGCATGGCTATACGAATGGTTTGAGATGCCGTCCACGTCTCCGAACGCATTTAAAGAAGAATTGAGTCAGTACAAAGGCAAGGACATCACCGTATGGATTGATAGCTACGGTGGCAGTGTATTTGCGGCAGCAGGCATTTATAATGCGTTAAAAGAACATGACGGAAAAATAACAGTCAAGATTGACAGCAAAGCAATGAGCGCCGCGTCTGTTATCGCAATGGCCGGTGATGAAGTGTTAATGTCGCCAATGGCGGTGATGATGATTCACAATCCTTTAACAGCAGCCTATGGGAATATGCATGACTTACGGAAGGTTGCTGACATTTTGGACACCATTAAAGAATCCATCGTGAATGCTTATGCCTTAAAAACTGGCAGATCGCGCAGTAAAATTTCGCAAATGATGGACGACGAAACATGGATGTCGGCGAATGTAGCGGTGAAAGAAGGATTCGCGGACGGTGTTTTATATCAAGACCAACCGTTGGATGTCGCGAATATGAATACATTCGCATTTAACAGGCTTGCCGTTGTCAATAGTGCTGGTCAATCCATTCGCCAAGCGGTTGAGTTGTTAAAAAAACGCAGCACACATGATGAACAAGATGAAAAAGAACGTTTGCTACTAGAACTAGACCTCATCTAGTTCTTTTTTTGCATAAAACAAAAGGAGGAATAAGAATGAATAAAGAATTACGCGAACTGTTAGAACAAATTAACAACAAGAAGGAAGAAGCCCGTAAATTGTTAGCTGAAAATAAAATTGAAGAAGTAAAAAAGTTGAAAGAGGAAATTGTTGCGCTACAAGAAAAATTCAATATTGCGAAAGACTTGTATGAGCAAGAAAAAGAGAAAATGGAAAACAAAGAACCAGCAACCAAAACGGTTGATTCGGTTAAAGCATTAGCTGAAGCAGCTCGCGCAAAATTCAAAAACGCAATGAGTGAAGGTAGCCAAGCTGACGGCGGCTACACGGTCCCGCAGGACATTCAAACTCGTATTAATGAACTACGCGAAAGCAAAGATGCTTTACAAAGACTTGTTACAGTTGAACCGGTCAACACACTTTCGGGTTCGCGAGTGTTCAAAGCACGCGCGCAACAAACTGGTTTTGTGAAAGTTGATGAAAACGGGGCGATTCCAGAAAAAGCAACGCCGCAATTCACAAACCTTACTTACCAGGTTGAAAAATACGCTGGCTTTATGAAAGTTACAAACGAGTTGCTAAAAGACAGCGATCAAGCGATTGTCGATACTATCGTTCGTTGGATTGGGGATGAATCTCGCGTTACACGCAACAAACTTGTCCTTGCTGAATTGGGCAAAAAAGCAAAAACAGCAATCGCCAACGTTGATGACATTAAAGATATTATCAACGTTCAATTGGACCCTGCATTCCGCAATACATCGGTGATCGTTACGAACCAAGACGGATTTAACTGGCTCGATAAACTGAAAGACAATGACGGTAACTACTTATTGCAACCGTCTGTATCATCTCCAACAGGCAAGCAATTGTTCGGTTTGCCAATTCAAGTGATTTCGAACAAAGACTTGCCGTCAGATACAACTGATAATAAAGCTCCGATGATTATCGGTGACTTGAAGGAAGCAATCGTCTTGTTTGACCGTCAACAAACCGACATTATGGCCAGTGACGTAGCTGGCGACGCTTACTTGACTGATGTTACATTATTCCGCGCAATTGAGCGTTTTGTCGTTAAAACACGCGACGCAGAGGCATTTGTCTACGGCGAAGTGGCGTTGGCGTAAGTGGGGAGATAATCCCCTCTTTTTTCTTGAAGGAGGGATAGCATGAAGGTTAAGGCTCTCATTGATTGTGTTGGTGTTGGCTATGACCTAAAAGCGGGCGAAGAAGTCAACTTACCGAAGGAATTAGCGGAAAAGCTCATCCGTTTCGGTTACGTGGAGGAAGTGAAAAAGTCTAAAGAAACGAAGGTGAAAGAATGATCGTTTCTTTAGACGAGGTTAAAAATTGGTTGCGGATTGATTTCAACGAGGATGATGCGTTATTGACAACGTTGATTAGCGCGGCGGAAGAGTATCTGAAAAATGCAACAGGCATCACATACGACTCGGAAAATCACTTGGCGAAACTATTCTGCATGACGCTTATTGCCGACTGGTACGAAAACCGAGAAATGATTGGAAAAGCAACCGATCAAACAAGGCCGATCATACAAAGTATCCTGACACAACTCACGTATAGTTATGGTGGTGACAGCGATGAATCCGGGACTGTTTAGGCATCGCATTACGCTGTTGAAGATGGTTGTCACAGAGGATGAGATCGGCCAACAAATTGAGGAGTGGCAGGCAGTCCGTACCTGTTGGGCGGCGATAAAGACGGTGAGCGGCAGGGAATACTTTGCCGCCGCATCCGTCCAAGCGGAGAGAGCCTATCGATTTATCATCCGGTACACTCCAGGAATCGATGAAACAATGAGGATCGACTATCAAGGGCGGAAGTTTGATATACAAAGTGTTCTCAATGATGATGAAGGCAAGAAAACGTTAACCATTATCGCGACGGAAAGGGTGGTGGCGGATGGCTAATATACGTATCGACCAACTCGCTGATGAGTTAGTATCGGCAATCAAGGGATATACCGATGATGTAACGGAAGCTATTGAGCAAAAGGTTGACGATGTGGCGGATGCGGTGTTGAAAGAAACAAAGCAGCTTGCGCCAAAGCGTACAGGGGAGTATGCAAAAGGGTTTGTGAAAACGAGGCGCAAATTGGCCAGTCACGGATACCGTGAATATGTTGTCTGGAACAAAAAACACTATCGTCGCGTTCATTTGCTAGAATTCGGGCATGCAAAAGTCAACGGCGGACGTGTTCCTGCTTATCCTCATTTGCGTCCAGCATACGATAAGCACGCCGCGAATCTTGATGATGAAATCAAAGAAATCATAAGGAATGGTGGCTAATGACACAGGATGAACTATACCAGGCTTTGAAATCTATCGGATATCCAGTCGCCTACGGTTCATTTCCCAGCCCGGTCACGCCGCCGTTTATTATTTATCAGTTCGCTTATTCAAATGACATGATGGCGGACAACGTCAACTATGTCGCGATTGATGATTTCCAAGTGGAATTATACACGGCAAAAAAAGATTTAGCTGCCGAACAAAAAGTGCAGGACAAGCTCAAAGAGTTAGGCCTGCCGTATCGGAAGTTTGAGACATATCTTGATGAAGAAAAGATATTTCAAATTCTCTATGAAATTCAAATTTTAGGAGGTTAAAAAACTATGAGTCAAAACAAAGTAACGTTTGGCCTGGATAAAGTGCATATTGCTTTTATCGACGAACAAGCACAAACCCAGCCGGCATGGCAAACGCCTATTGCTATTCCTGGTGCTGTCCGGTTTAGCCCGGAGCCACAGGGCGAGGAAAGTACATTCTATGCGGATAATGGTCCGTATTTTACTTATACTTCGAACAATGGATATACCGCAGAATTAGAGATGGCTAACATTCCTGACGACATTTTAGCTGAAATGCTCGGCTGGGAAATTGATGCAAATGGAATGCTCGTCGAGACAACAGATGGGATGCCGAAGGAGTTTGCGCTCTTGGGTCAGATTTTGGGAGACAAGAAAAACCGTCGCTTTGTCTACTATCGATGCAAAGCCAGCCGTCCAACTGCTGAACACAATACACGCGGTGAATCGGTTGAGCCAACAACACAGACGCTTAATATTACGATTCTACCAATTGAAATCGGCGGCAAAAACGTTGTGCGCGGTGTAATTGAATTAAATGATACTAACCAAGCGATTTATGACGCTTTCTTTAGCACAGTGACAGTACCAGGCGCAACAGCAGGAGGAGGCGCTTAATAAATGAGAACTATTAAAATCGGTGAGAAAGAAATCGGGCTGAAGGCTACACCTTTGGCCCTTCTTTATTACAAACAAGAGTTCAAAACGGATTTGATTGGCGACCTATTGAAAATGCAGGCACTAGCGAATGACCCATCAGCATTAGATTCTGTCGCCATCTTGCAGATTGCATGGGCGATGAACAAAGCGGCGGAAGGAAAAGGCAAAACATTCCCGCATTTCGAATCATGGCTCAATCAATTTGAATACGTGGATTTTTCAGATGCCGATACCATGACCGCGATTATGAATGAAGCAGCGGAAGGGTTTTTTCGTCGAGGAAGCCGAACAGCAAAATGATGACGAGGTATACGAACCGCCGGAGCGTCATGATTTAGAGTTGCTTGTAATCGGGAAACGCGCTGGACTTTCTTTTGACGAAATAAACGAGCTGACAGTCAACGACTTGCTGAAATACGTGAATATCTATGTGGATATGGCAACCGAAAAACCAAAACAGCGACGCAGAATGGCGACGCAGGCGGATATAGACGCATTCTTTGCATAAGGTGGTGAGAAAATGGCCGAGACGGTGCGTGGTATCAATGTCGTTATTTCGGGTGACACAACCAAACTTGGAAAGGCCCTCTCTGACGTCAATCAAAAAAGTAAAGATATTCAATCTGAATTGCGACAAGTCGAGCGCTTGCTTAAATTTGACCCTGCAAATACGGAATTATTGGCCCAAAAGCAACAGCTGCTTACTCAACAAATTGAGAATACGAGCGAGAAGCTAAATCGACTGAAATCAGTACAGCAACAAGTTAACGAGCAATTCCAACGCGGAGAAATCAGCGAGGGACAATATCGAGCATTCCAGCGCGAAGTTGCAAAAACGCAGCAAGAATTACAACGACTCCAAGACAGCTTGCGAGAAACGGAACAAGAACAACAAAGAATTGCTAACTCCACAAAGCAATTAGAAACACTATTTAAAGCGACAGGAAAAAGTGTCGATGACTTTGCCGATGAGTTAGGAACGAAATTAACAAACGCAATCAAAAACGGTACAGCTTCATCTAAACAGTTGGATGAAGCGATTAAAAAAATCGGACAAGCAGCACTAGGAACTAACGTCGATATCGATAAAATGAAAGCGGCTTTAGCATCTGTCGATGACGGAAATTCGGTAGCTAACGTAAAAAAAGAGCTTAGTAATCTATCAAAAGAAGCAAAAGCAGCTGAAAAATCAGTCGGCGATCTAGGCGTTGAACTTGAAAATATTGCTGGTGCACTCGTGGCTGGCGGAGGGATTGCTGGGGCGATTGAAAACGCTCTTGACGTGTCTACATTAAAAACCAAAATCGATATCACGTTTGATGTGCCAGAAGAATCAAAAGCGGCAGTAAAGGACGCGATTCGGACAATCGAAGCATATGGAATTGATGCCGAAGCGGCACTTGAAGGAGTGCGGCGGCAATGGGCGCTAAACAAAAACGCCAGCGATGAATCAAATGCCGCTATCGCCAAAGGGGCAGCAGCGATTGCACGTGCCTACGACGGAATTGACTTTACTGAGTTAATTCAAGAAACGCACGAAATCGCTTCGGAATTAAATATTTCAAATGAAGAAGCATTAGGTCTTGTTAATTCACTGTTAAAAATCGGATTCCCGCCGGAACAATTGGACATCATCGCTGAATACGGGCAACAGTTGCAACGTGCCGGATTTGAAGCAGAAGAAATTCAGGCGATTTTTGCTGCAGGAGTCGAAACCGGTACCTGGAATATTGATAATTTGCTGGATGGTTTGAAGGAAGGTCGTATCCGTCTTGCAGAATTTGGACAAGAGGTGCCCAAAGCTACTAAAGAATTGCTGCAAGGAACAGATATTTCAGCCAAGCAATTACAAGAATGGGGTAAAGCTATAGCAAAAGGCGGCGAAAAAGGGCGCGAAGCGATGCAACAGGTTGTCAAAGCGCTGATTGGTGTGAAGGACGAAACTAAACAGAATGCTCTAGGCGTGGAAATTTTTGGAACTATGTGGGAAGACCAAGGCGAAAACATTACCGAAACCATCATGAATATGGACAAGCATTTGGGAGACGCCAAAAACAACACGGACAACCTGAAAAATACCGTAGCCCAGATTGACGAGTCTCCCGCGGTCAAACTACAACAAGCATTTCAAGATTTAAAAACCGCCGCTGAACCATTATTAGGCGTCATCGCTGATGTTATTTCAAAAATCGCCGAGTGGGTATCGGAAAACCCAACCTTGGCAGCAACCATTACAGCTGTTGTATCAGCAATCGGTATTATCATGGGGGCTATGATTGCGTTATCCCCAATTATTACCGCTATCGCAACAGCAGCTGGCGCTGTTGGTTTAAGTATCGGAGCAATAGCGGCACCAATCGGAATAGCAGTAGCCGCAATTGCCGGATTGATAGCGGCTGGCGTTGCGATATATAAAAATTGGGATGAGATAAAGGCAAAAGCAATCGAAATATGGGGAGCTATCAAAGATTGGTTTTCGCAGACGCTCGAATCTATCAAACAATTTTTCTCCAACACATGGACAGGTATAAAAGACTTTACTTCGACAACATGGGAAAACATAAAACAAATAACCGAAACCGTTTGGAACGCAATAAAAGACGGTGTGATGGCGATTATCACTCCTTTTGTTGATGGAATCACTAACATCTTTAACGGTATGAAAGATGGTTTAATGACCATATTTGAAGGACTTAGACAATATTTTAGCGGCGTATGGGAGTTAATTAAAAACATCTTCCTAGGTGCCGTCCTTCTCATTGTTGACCTGGTAACTGGTGATTTTGAGGGACTAAAAAACGATGCAAAAGCCATTTTTGAAAACATGAAAAACGCCCTCTCGAATATTTGGGAAGGCATTAAAAAGGTGTTTTCAGGTGCAGTTGAAGCGGTCAAAGGCTTTGTCAGTGCTGCTTGGGAAAATATCAAATCGAATACATCTATTGTGTTTAATACCGTAAAAAGCACCGTATCTTCAATCTGGGAAGGAATCAAAAGTTTCATTTCCACAACGGTAACAAATATCAAGAATGGCATAAGCACAAGTTTCGAAAACGCGAAAAATGCTGTTTCCGAAAAAATGGCAGCGGCCAAGCAAGCAATAATTGATATTTGGAACGAAGCACAAAAATTTTTAGAAAACATCGATTTGTACGAAATTGGAAAAAACATCATACAAGGTCTTATAGACGGTATATCTTCAATGGCTAGTGCGTTGTTTGAAAAAGCAAAATCGATTGCAGAGTCAATTAAAAACACAATCAGCGATGCACTCGATATTAATTCTCCATCTCGTGTCATGCGCGATCAAATTGGAAAATGGATCCCACTAGGGCTTGCGGAAGGTATCGAGAAGAACATCAACGCGGTTATTTCAGCGACGAATCGAATGGTACAAGCGACGGTTCCGAATGTGTCCGGTGCGGCGATGCCCGGAGGGTACGGAGTAGTTCAAACAACGAATGTATCTCGATACGGCAACGTCAATATTAATGTCACAATTCCAGTGAGCGATTTACAGCAGATTCAAACAGTGAATGATTTCTTTAATCGTCTAGGAATGAAAGTCAGACAGGCGTAAGGAGGGAGGTGCGGTATGCCAACGCAAAATTTTAGAGTAGGTGAAATGTTCAACAAGCGTACTCGCAACAGTAAGACGTGGATAAATTTCGACGGTTCATATACAACGGAAATTTACAGTGGTGACGTTCATTACCAAGATGAAAACGGCAACTGGCACAACATTAATACTGACTTGCACGATGAAGCAGATTTGGACCAAATAGATTTCCCTGTTGCCAAAGAAGGTGCTGAAGAATTTCGTATAATGAAAACAGCATCTTTGAACATGAAAAAGAAAAACATTCTTGACCGTGACATGATGGACTATCAAGGATTAAAAGTTCCGTTTGATTGTCGTATTCCTAAGAATTTCAAACGGGGCTACACAATCGGAAAAGAGCAACATAAATTGCGTTTTATACCTGTAGGAGCAAGTCCATCAAAAGGGTATATCGAAAAAGACAAAAAGAATTGTGTACACTATCAGGACGCGTGGAACGACACAGATGTTTGTCTCGAAGTCATGCAAAACGGTGTGAAAGAGACAATCATTTTGAAAAGTGACCGTGCGCCTTTTTCTTTTTCGTTTGAAGTTGACGGACCATTAGAAGATGATTTAACCGCAGGTGATTTAAAACTTCATCCCGCATGGCTACGTGACGCTAACGGAGAAACGCGGGATGTTTCGCAAACCATTCGCAGAGAAAATGGGAAAACATTCGTTGATATAGTGGCCGATGTGTCAGGGTTGGTTTATCCGATTGAGATTGACCCGACGGTGACGATTCAGCCGGACGAAACGGCGGGGAAGGATACTTTTGTAAGAAGTGCACCTAATCATGCTAATAACTATGGCACTTTACCAACTATAGATATAGGTAGAGAATCATACGGAACAAACAGAGCTCTATTACAATTTGATTTGTCAACCATCCCTAACGGAATTACGGTTATTTCAGCAAATTTGGAGTTGGTAGTAAGTAGTGTTACATCACCTTCAAATTATAACTTTGATATTCATAGAGTTACTTCTGAATGGAATGAAACCACTGTAACTTGGGAAACTCAACCAAGTTTTGACTCTACTGAAAAAGTTACTTTTCAAATTGGAAATACTGGCATTGTGAGTATAAATATAGCTAGCATTGTACAAAAATGGTTTGAAGGATTCGTAAATTATGGAATTCTAATAAAGAATGATACAGAAGATAGTAATGTTTCTGCTAAAACAATTCATTCTTCGGAATCTTTGAGTCCGTCATCAAGGCCAAAATTAACAGTAACATACAACGTACCACCAACCGCCCCAACCGTAACCGCACCAAACGGCGGGGAAACATGGAACGCACAGCATACGATTACGTGGAATCCGGCGACAGACCCTGAAGAGTCGCAAAGTAGTCTACGGTACCACATCCAACTCACGACCGACAACGGACAAACTTGGAAAGACATCGTTCCATTAACTTCGCCGGGCGCAACATCATACGATTACGACTTTATCAATGAATCGGAAACATCACTTGCAAAAATCCGAATCCGTGCATACGACGGGTATTCCTACGGCCCATGGGATGAATCAGACGGCGTTTTCACGATACATCATAACGTTGCGCCATCTATTCCAACGAATCTTTCTCCAAGTGGAGGAACACCGAAAGACCGTGCTTCGGTTATTCGTCTATCATGGCAGCATAACGACGCAAACAACGACACTCAAGCGCAATTCGATTTACAATGGCGACTACAAGGTGACACAACGTGGAATACCGTTACACAAGTTACAACCAACCAATATTGGGATGCGCCAGCAAATACGTTTCCGAAAGGTACAATTGAATGGCGTGTAAGAACCTATGACCAAGAGGGGTTATCAAGCCCATACTCTGATATACAAACTTTTTTTGCAGGAGACAAACCAGCGAATCCTACGATTACGGACCCTGCAAATGGTGCAATTGTTCCTGTTGCGAATCCTGTTGTTCAATGGAGCTCTGTTGGTCAAACGGCTTACCATGTGAAGGTCCTAGACACAAATAATAATCTGTTGTGGGAACTTCAAGCAAACAGTACCAATAAAGCTCAAACGATTCTTTACGCACTTCAAAATAACACAGATTACAAGATTCAATTGGCGATTAAAAATGCAGACAATTTGTGGTCTGATTTTGTTACAGTCAACATTCATGTTTCCTATACACCGCCAGCAGTACCGATTGTTACAACTACAAAAGGAGAGGGAATTATCACAATCTCGATTGATAATCCAACTCCATCCGGCACACAACCGAATGTGTCTTACAATGATTTATATCGACGAAAACAAGGTGAGACAACGTGGACACGAATTGCAACCAATATACCGGCTGATGCTTCATTTGTCGATTACACGCCTGCATTTGGACAAGTTTATGAATACTTTGTGCGTGCATGGGGAGATAACGGAACATATTCAGATAGCTCTGTGGTGAGCGAATCGATTTCATTGACTGGTGTATGGCTTCACGAAGCGGACAATCCTTTAGAAACACTACACCAATTCAAACTCGTGAGTGAGCGTAGCGAAAACTGGCAACCTACTGCGGCAATGATGCAATTCGCAGGGCGAAGATTGCCGGTTGCGGAGTATGACGATACAGAACAACGCACTATCAGCATGAAGATAACCGTATTGAAAAATAGCGATGACAAAGAGGCACTTGAAAATTTGATTCGTTCAAAAAAGACACTTTGTTACCGTGATGCTCGTGGCAGAAAAATGTTTTGTCATGCTTTCCAATTGCCAATTGATGACGAGGTGTATGGAAATACCGTCAACCTTACATTTGAAGAAGTTTCCTATACGGAGGAAGTATGACCATGCAAACGATTATTCCGAATGGTTACACCATCGAACAAGTCAAAGCAGCCATCCATATAGCTGGTGGTTCACGGAAAATTGATTTTCGATATGAACTGCTGGATAAAAACGAAAACGTCATCGGTCAATTGGACAATATCGTTGACGCAGAAGTATCTATGAGCGCGCTGGCGACGATCAAACGTACAGCGCGTTTTACTTTACGCGATAACAGAGAAATCAATTTTTTATCCGACCGAATCCGCCCGTATTTTCGGTTGTATATTCCTCCGCGTCGCGAATTTGTGCGAAATTACTATTATTTGCAGCCAAACTTTCCGATGTCACAAGATGAATTGCGATTGATTCCAGAAACAGGTGGATGGATTGAGTTCCCACTTGGTATTTTCCTTCTCGCCAGTCCGACAAGAAAAGATGAACGGAATCAAATATATCGTGAAGTAGAGGCATATGACGGTTTGTTGATACTTCGTGATGACAAATTTGACACTCGATATACAATCCCGGCCGGAACGAACTATCGGCAAGCGGTGATTGATATTCTGACATCTGCCGGAATAACCAAGCATAACATCGAGCAAACCGACAAAGTATTGCCTGTCGATATGGAATTTGCACCCGGCACAGAAAAGTTAGAAGCGGTCAACGCGCTCTTGCAAGCTATCAACTATACGCCGTTGTATGTCGATGTGTACGGTTATTTTACGAGCATGACATACAGAAGCCCTTCCATCCGTTCGGCTGAATACACATACAAGGATGATGAATTGTCCATCATTTATCCGGGAATGGAAGAGGAACTTGACCTGTTTAATGTTCCAAACAAATGGGTGGTTGTTTGTTCAAATGCTGAACAATCGCTAATGTCTTCTTATACCAACAGTAATCCTAACAGTCCAACAAGCACTGTGAATCGTGGTCGTACAATTGTGGACTATCGGGAAGTGACAGACATTGCCGATCAACAATCTTTAGATGCTTATGTACAGCGAATCGCTTTCGGGGCGAGCCAAATATACGGAAAATTAACTTTTGAAACAGCCTTAAACCCGTTGCATGACTATATGGATGTATTGGAGGTCGATTATTCACCGTTAGGCATTAAAGGGAAGTATTCTGAAACAAGCTGGACAATGCCATTGAAAGCAGGCGCAAGAATGAAACATGAAGCGCGTAAGGTGGTGAATGTATGATTGACCATGAGTTTTTCATTTCTTCGTTTATGAACAAAAAAGAGGAAAAGATCGTTCAATTTGCGAGGGTGGACCCCAATTATACAAGCGGTCGCCCTCGTTTGATTTTTGACGGAGAAACAGACGTGAGCGGAAAAGCGTACCCGTATTTGTCCAGTTACACACCACAGGCCAATGATCGCGTGATGTTGGTTAAAGGTGTTGTTGTAGGAAAAATTGTTTAAAAGGAGTGGGAATATGCCGTACAATGACAAGTCGCTCATCACTGATAAAGATCGAAAACCCGTACCGCAATACTTCAATCCAAAAACAAATCAATACGAGGTCATAACAGGTCGTGATGGAGCAAACGCATTTATTGAAAAAGGTCGTATCGTCAAAGAAGTGTGGAGCGGAAGCAGTACAATCACAAAGACATTTTCACAAAAAATGTTTGGATTCGGAATTGTTAATGATGGAACAAGTGATTTGACAGTGACTATCGGTAATATTTCCTTTGTTGTCAAGCCTGGCGAAACGTTTGACGACTTGTTTGATGGCTTCACGTCACTTACAATTACCGGCAACTCCGCCTATCGTGCGGTGGTCCGAGAATGATTAAGATATTACCATTTAAAAACAGCGTAAAACTCCAAACGGCTCAAAATCGTGTTTCTGTGCAGACTGTGAAAATACAAAGCGAAACGGTTTTTCTTACACAATTTCAAACTTTACGGATAGATAAGGAGTCGGTGAAATGATTTTCGTAACCAAGCAAGGCGATACGCGAACCGCCTTAAAAGCACGATTATTAAACAGTGAGTGGAATCCTGTTGATTTAACGGATTCCCTTGTTTATTTTCGAATGTCCGAATTCACCAATTCAACCATACGCATCAACCGTCAAGCATTAGTACAAGAAAACGGCGAAGTTTTGTTCGTGTTCGAGAAGGATGAAGTCAGTAAACCGGGTTTTTTTAAGGCAGAATTTCATGTGGAATATCCAGACGGGAGAAAAGAAGTGTTTCCGAATAGTGGATATATCAAAGTGAGAATTGAACCAAGTGTTGGAGGTGTGGAGTAGTGGCATGGCGCAAAAACGACCCGAATCTAACGAATAATCCGTTGTATTTAGAACCGAGAGTAAGTCAAACGGAAGCAGGATTAGCTGACGTTCAAAATAAAATTGGAATTTTAAATAAAAAGACAGATAGTTTTGTTAGTGTCGCAGAGTTCGGAGCAGTAGGTGACTATGTCGATGGCGTAGGAGGCACAAACAACTATCAAGCGTTCCAAGATGCTGCGAATAGAGCTAAAGAATTGAACGCTACGCTCATAATTCCAAAAGGTAGATATTATATCTCGGGAACAGTAAATATTTTTACGAGTGTCTATTGTTTCGGGGAGATTATCATAAAAAATGATGAAAGTGGTTATGTATTTCGGATTCTTCCTACTAAGTCACCTATAACCCTCAATGCAACAACGCTAACTGGACTTACAGAAGGGAGTATAAAATTAGATGGTATTCCTTCTGGTTATCGAGGGAGTACATTAGTTATTACGTCAACCGAAGAATTAATAAAACGCAATAACCCACCTTCCAATATTCCTTATACTCGTAATGATACAGCTATTCTTATTGATAATGACGGAGGGATTATGCCATGTATTGATACAACTTATGAAGACCTTACAAAAGTTACTGCCTACATCCAGCCTAAAGAGCAGACCATCTACATCAATGGCTTAAAAATTACTGCTGTAGGAGATGTTCAATCGGATAGGGGATTCGTATATATAAACAGGAGTAATGTTATACTCAATGGATGTCAGTTCTATAACAATAGTGATGTAGCTCAGATACACACAGCAGTAAATATTGCCTATGCTGCCAATATTACTTTCAATAATGTGGAAATTGCAGGAGCGCGACATTCTGGATATGGTTATGGGGTTAGTGTTGGTTACTCATCCTTTGTTACATTTAATGACTGTCATATCCATGACTGCCGACACGCTTTAACAGGTAGGCATGGAAAAGCTGTAAGTGTAAATGGTGGAAGCTATAGCGATGACATTGATAGTCATTGGGGTGTTGATTATGTTATAGATGGAGCTACTATATTCGGAAGTATATCTTATGCAGGTAAAGACATAACACTACGAAATTCTACAATGCATGTGAGTTATCATGTTATCAATTTAAGAACTGATACTCCTGAATTAAGGGGCAAAGTACTTGTCGAGAATAACAATTTAATACTTAATGAAGGCGCTTCCTACATGGTTTTGTATTACAGTCCTACAACCACTTCATTTGATTGGGTCAGAGAACTAGGAACCCCCGATTTAATACGTTTTGCGAACAATGTAATTGATTCAAAAACAAAATATGTCATAACAATTAGTATGGGTGGAGGATTCGCCCCACTTCACCAACCAGTAAGAAGAATTGAGTTGGAAAGTAATCAATATATTGGAAATCCCAGAGTAAATACGATTCTTTGGAAAAATGCCGATAAACAACAAAACGTTACATTTAATCCCAAATTGATTATTCGTAATGAAAAATTAGGTGGAGGAACAAGTAACGGACAAGAAACACTTGTTATCCGAGATGACAGCACAACAATAACGACTACATGGGGATGGGATATATTAGTCGAAAATTGTGACGGCTACGCTAGTAGATTAGATGATACTGCTTACATTAGGCAGGAGATAAGAGGTGGTAGAGTTGTACGGATTGATAAAGTCAATATCAAAGGCCAAACACTAGGAGAGGTATTTTTATATCACTGTGTTCTTGATAATGCTGTATTGCTAACGGAAGGAAACGCTATTCATCTGATAGGATGTAAAGTAGTTGGGTCGTCAGGGAGATACTCATGGGATAGAATCAAGCTGTCATTCGGGAATGTCCAAGTAGATGGTGCTGTTGGTTTAGATAACATTTCACCACTTAATTTTGTTGACCCTGTTTACTATAAAAGTATGTCAAAGAAGCGAGTATTGAGTTCAAAAACAGGGATTTCTTCAGGCTCTACCACAGAAAGTGTGTTTTTATTCGCTTTCGAAGACTCCAGTGAGAGCACTATTCGAGCTGAAGTTAAGATTCAACCTTCCGATAGCGATGCTATTCGATTTAAACTAACTATTGATACGGGCACTAAAACTGTATCGGCTACCGAGATACTAGAAGACGGAGCATCACCAAGTTCGGGATATACATTTAGTTATGAACTGTGGAACAGTCAAAATGGATTAGCTGGATTAAAATTAACTATCCCATCATATAAAACAGTATCCATAACATATATAGCAAGTACTAGATATAATTACTTGTATGAAATAAGACCGACAAACAATCTCTTTTATTAGCAGATGTATAATATAAAATGACGCTTTTATCTGGATAGGGGCTATTTTACATCCTCTATCCTTTTTCTATTCCTTCAAAGGAGGTGAACACATGCTCGTTGTTACGAGTTTACAAGGGCAGACCGAGCCACTACCCGACATAAACGGTGTAGAAGATATGGAACAGGTGAACGGGGAATATTCCTTATCGTTTGTCTGTTTCAATACAGAAAACAACCGATATGCATATCCACTCGTACAAGAAGAAGCCACCGTCGAACTAGACGGTCACGAATTCCGTATTAAACAGATGACGGAAGTGCGCGACCGTAAAGAAGTACATGCACAACATATTTTCTTTGACTTGGTTGACCACTATCAAGAAGGGACATTCGGCGGCACACATACCGTAGACGAATTTTTCTCCTATGCGCTTAACGGCACAGGCTGGACATTTGAAAACGTCGATGTCACCGAATCCGCATTTATCCCGAACTTCGGTGAAGGAAACGTCGTTGCGCTCATCCGTCAAATATGCGATGCATTCGGGTGTGAAGTGCAAATCATGCCCGGCAGGCATTTGCGCTTCATGAAACAAATCGGCACAGACAAAGACGAGCAATTCCGGTATAAGCACAACATAAAAACCATCAAAAAATCGGTAGATACTACAAAGCTGGCGACAGCCATAAAGGGATACGGCGCCAATGGGCTTGTCGTCGAGTACCATTCACCGAACGAAGTGATATACGGAACAAGATGGGCGGAGCCAATCAAAGACGAGCGATACACCATTGCGGAATCATTGCTAGAGCGACTGAAACAGGAACTCGTTGACGTGCCGGAAGTGACCATCGAATTAGAATTATCACAATTAGGTTTCGATGTTGGGCTTGGTGATCGGGTATGGGTGATTTATGAACCGCTCGGAATCGACTTCCAAACGCGCGTCATGGAAATCAAGCGCTATCCATTTACGAAGCGTAGCCCTGTCGTCACGTTGTCAAACAAAAAGCGTGTATTCACTGATATATTGACTGAAACAAAAGTAGACATCGAACAAAACAAAAAAGAAACACGTTCCCGTATCGAACAGACAAACGAACGCATCACGATGGAAGTCGAACGGATTGACGAAAGTATCGCAACGCTTCAAATCGAAGCGGACAATATACAGCTTTCCGTACAATCACTTGATTCTCGATTAGATAATGCCGAATCTCAACTTTCTATCCAAGCAGGTCAAATAGCAACAAAAGTCAGCTATTCGGATTATAACGGAAACGAAATCGCGTCACGAATCAATCAAACAGCAACAACAATCAAGATTCAAGCATCAAAAATCAATCTGGTTGGCGCAGTATCAGTACTTTCGGACATAAGTGGGAATTTAGGGACGATTACAGCTGGTATATTGAACGGTGTGGTCATCAATGTCGATACAGATGCGCGAGTAGGAAACAATCTTTATTTAGGAAATTGGTCAAGTGACGGAGTAAGAAAAACAATATATTTTAACAATATGGCAAATATCTCAGGGGGAACTGGAGCATTTGGCGCAAATATGGAGGTCAGTGCTGATACATTTTATTTTGGTACAACTGAGGTAGTTTTCGGCGATTCAACTGGATACGGCAGAACTATAGTTGACTTTTCGAGGGCAAATGTTATTGGCCTGACTGTCCCATACGCATCAAGCGCAGGAAACGCAGATACACTAGACGGATACCATGCAAGTAGTTTTGCACTAGGACATACATCAGGTATTGGTATAGCGTATAGTTCGGCTGCTAGGAGATTGTATGTGAGGTTATACGGAAGCGATGTCGGTTGGGTTCAATTAAATACAGGTTAAAAAAAGGAGAGGGTAATCATGGATTACAGAGTTGAATTAAACAATGGTCAAGTAATTAATCTTAGTGGAGTAAATGAATTTGACACAAATAATTTCGTTAAATCTTTAAATAGTCGCATTTCATTTATAAATTTTGGTGGAGCAATCGTTAATAAAAATTTAATCGCTTTTATCAATCCGGAAAATGTTGATGAAGGCAATGAAAAAATAAATGTACAACTTAATAACGGTAATTCCATTATTGTTGGAGTAGATGATGATTTTAATGCTGATGAAGTTGTTTTATCTTTAAATGACTTGAATGTTCTTTTTGTTGCTATCGGTAAACTGATCATTAATAAAAATCTTATTGGAACAATTACTCCAGCAGCAGAACAATCAGCATAATAAACCTTCTCGATGAGATGGTTTTATTTTTGTACCAGAAAGGAGTATAAGAATGAATGTTGAACAAAAAGTCGCAGTAATATCGGGTTTTTTAGGTGCAATTGTATCATACATGTTTGATTCAGTCGGCGTGGCGGTGTCCATCCTGATTTTATTTATGTTAGTTGATTATGTAACTGGGCTTATTTCGGCGGGCATTAATCGGGAATTAAATAGCCGAATTGGGTTAGTTGGTTTCGGACGTAAAATATATATCTTGCTATTAATTGGGGCGGTGTATGCGCTAGAGTATGTAGCTAGTCATTATGTTGGTTTAGACATTTTCGGCGGTCATATTGGCGATGGGGCAGCGTTTGCTTATATTGCAATCGAGTTTATAAGTATCACAGAAAATGGCGTGAAGATGGGAGCGCCGATACCGAATTTTATTAAAAATCTATTAAAAATTGTGAAAGAAAATTTTGAGGGAGGGGAAGAGTAATGGTAACAATCCGTAAACATTTAGTATCAAATTCTATCATTTCTAAAGTCACAAGCGGAAAAGGTAACTTACGTAAAAAAGTATGTATCCACGAAACAGACAACACACGAGCTGGAGCAAATGCCAATGCGCACGCACGTTTACAAGCTAACGGTAACTCACGTCAAGCGAGTTGGCATTATACTGTCGATGATAAAGAAGCAGTACAGTCGTTTACTCACGATATCAAATGTTGGCACGCAGGAACAACTCAAGGAAATAATGAAGCAATTGCTATTGAGATATGCGTGAATAGCGATGGGGATTACCGAAAAGCTGTACAAAATGCGGCGGCGTTGACTGCGAAAATCTTAAAAGAAGAAGGATTAACGATTAATGATGTTGTGCAGCACAATTATTATTCCGGGAAAAACTGTCCTCGTATCATGCGAAGCGGAAGCGTTATTCCGTGGTCCAGCTTCATTCAAATGGTGAAGTCGAACTTACAACCCACACCCCAAAAAAAGGAGGAATTAACATTGGCACAATATGAAGAACTCAAAAAATTAATCGAAGCACAAAATAAAATCATTGAAGTACAAATTAAAAAAATCGATGAACTTGAACAAAAATTAGGATTGAAAGAACGAGAAGTATCTGAATCCCACAAAGAAGCCTGGAAATGGGCGAAAGAAAATGGATTGCTAAACGGTCAACATCCGCAACGGCCAGTCACTAGAGAACAGTTGGCATCCGTATTGTACCGACAAGCTAATCAGTAATAATTAAAACCGCCTTCCACAATGGAGGGCGGGGTTTTTTAAATCATAATTCACCAATGTACTTTTCTACATCAGCTTTAGAGTTTGCAATGTCTAGTTGACATTTTTCGGCCAATTCTCTCATTAAACTAATCGTTTTATCGCTAAACGTTTTTTTAATTCGAATACACCCGATTACATCTGAAAATTTTGGAGCCGGATAAAACTCGCAATAATCATCATCAAAAATCATTTCCGCTTCTTCTTCTGAAATATTCATCGCTATATCCAATTCGACTTTCTTCTTAAATATTTCAAATACCAATTCTTCTGATGAAGTCAATCCCATTACCATTTCTTGAAGTGATACTTCGTGTTTTCTTGCTTCACGTTTCAGATAAACATCGAATGCTGTTCGAATAATAAAGTCTGCCGGAAAATGTTTAAGCAGCTGTTTAGTCAATTCATCATCCAAACCGACTTTTGCTTGTAGTAAGCGAATAAATTCTTCATAGTTGCTATCAGATTCGCTTACGTTTGGCTCTGGGCCATACCATTTTTCCATTGCATTTTTACTGATGATCCAGTCTCCATAAGCGGCCCCATCAGCTTTAAAATATTTGACCAATCCGCTATCGATTTCTTTTTGCAATTCCGGTCTGCGTTGGATGTTTAACTTTTCGCGCAACGCTGGGACTTTAACGCCCCAACGCTGCGCCGCTTCTTTAACTGTCATGTAGTTGTTAATGTTCATTATATTAATAACTCTCCTTTCTTGTTATATACAGCTTTCAATGCATCTGAAAGCACAACGCTTATTTCAATATCGTCATGAGAAAAAATTTTTAAGCCGTCTAATTCTGTGCGGATGTGTTTGTAGTTTTCGATTATCGCTTTCGCAGAAGTTTCTTCAGCGATGCTGTTAACTTTTTCGAGATATTCATCGATTGCAAATTCGATGTCACTTTCAGTTACCCCACGTAATTTAACTCTTTTCATTTCTTCGATGTTCGGTACAATGTATTTTTCTGCAGCAATTATAATACGATCACGAATATCGTTTGCCCACTTGATTTGTTTTGGAGTTCCAACAGTGAACTCAACAACTTTCTTTAATTCAATAGACATATTTTTCAACTCCTTCCACGCGATTGAAAGAGCAATCGCAAAATATTCACGTACTTTACCTCCGAACTTTTTCGCACCATTTTTAGCTAATTCCCAAGCACGTTTCATTAATTTTTGTTTGTTCATTTTACACACCCCTTTATCGTTCTTTGTACTTTTATTATAACAATAAATTTGTTGTTTGTAAACATTGAATTTATTGTTTTTTTGATAAAAAAATAAAAGCCGAGTAGATTAATTTTCTACTTGGCTTTTTATGTTTCAGCAGGATCTTCTTTGACGAATCGAATATAGAGGTTCTCATGAAGTTTGAAAAGGTTCGCACGCGAGGAGAAGCTCTTCTCACCAATTAGTTAGAAAATCGTGTGGTTAAAATGGAGATAAAAATGGAAGGTTCTATCGGATAAAATTTATAAAAAAGTCATATCACTTATCTGCAAACATTTGTTATAATTAACCAAAAAGAAACAGGAGGATTTTTATGAAAAAATTGTTTTCCGTTTTAACAATACTTATTTTATCAATGTTGATTTTAGCGGCATGTGGAGAGAACAAAGATAATACAAATGCCACTGCGGACAAAAAAGAAATTGAAAAAACAGATGAAGTTTATTTTAAAGATAATGAAGTGAAACTTAATGACTTAAAAATCAAAATCAAAGATTATAAAGTAATTCAAGTGGGTGAAATTGGTAATGAATATGGAGAGAAACCAGTTATCGCCTTTTGGTACGATGTTACAAATTTGAGTGATAAAGAAATCAATCCTTCTCTTGCATGGAGTGTTGTGTTTACAGCTATTCAAGATAATGATCCGAACCGTGTAAATGAATTAGAAGTAGGAGCGTTGCCAGACAACCGATTTTTAGATACGCAATTAGAGAACATCAAAAAAGGTGGAACTGTAGAGAATGCTATTGCATATGAATTAGATGATATTGAAACTCCGGTGAAATTAATCGCAACACAAGGTATAGGTGGCAAAAAGTTAGGAGAACAAACTTTTGAAATAAAGTAAAATACATCTCATAATGAGTGGTCTTTTTATACACTAATTAAATAAGAAAAAAACTCATTTAAATTTATCTGTCATTACAGATTTTTGAAGAAAAAAAGAAGGCGGAGATTATGCTCCGCCTTGTTTTGATGAATTTGCGAATCAAAAATAATTTTGCACGAATTTTGCACAGAAACAAATTGAACATCGTAAAAATGTTGAAATATCAATATTTGATAAAATATAGTTATATTCCCGCCGTCTCCATACAATTAAATTAATAAAAATCACCTAAGGTCAAAACACTTGATATATCAAGGTTTTGGCCTTTTTCTTTTATCATAAAATCTCTATAAGTATGAAAGTATAGTATAAAAAGC